TACCTACGCTCCCAACATTTTGAGTTTGTTTTCTGCAACTGTTAATCGCTCAACGGTTTCGACTAATCGCGTATACACCTGACGCAGGGCTGAGTTGTGAAGCCGTGCAAGCCCCGTATAGGAAATCAATCCACGCTCTTCGACAGGAACGCCAACGCGTGGACCACCAAGAATGCCGATGTCAATCAGAGCCTTCTCGTTCTCCGCAAGATTGCGCTCCCAGTCCTGTTCGATGAAGCCCTTGGTATTTCGATCAAATGCGGACAGCAGGGCCATATCATCTCGGTCATCGTAGACTGTCGTCGCTGATCCATCGGCGAACAGGTCGCCCTCTGCATCAACGATAAACTTCAGTCCGGTGCTGTGGTCGCCAACGCCTAAGATATTTCCACCCGATGACATAGCTTGAATCCCTGTGCCATTTTTGAATCCGGCGTTGATCGTGACTGCCGCATCGCCCCCCGCGTCATGAGTAATGTTCACCGAGCTTGTGATCCCCGACAGGTCCAATCCCCCGGCGGCATCACTCAGCCCCTCTATACGTGGGCGACCGCTCGTAGCTCCACCCTTCTTGATATACAGGTACGTATCAGTAGTTGTACGGGTCGTGATCCCGTGCGCCACATCAGTGCTACTCTTGAGGCTGAGAATTTCGGTATCGGCAGTGCCTTGCTGAGCCGCTATCGCGGTAAACGTCCCTGCCGCCGCTGTATTGGAACCTATGATTCCATCTAGGTCCGTTGCCGCAACATTACCCGCAACCGTCAGAGTGTTTGAAGAATGTGTTACCGTGACATCACCAGCGGCAAAGTTCAACACCGCCGCAGACGTGAAGAACATATCGTCGCCGACATAAGCATCTCCCACCCATCCGATCCCGCCATCGGTATGAATAGATCCTGTCGTCGTGGAAGTCGAGTTCGTCGTGTCGTCTACCGACAGGATGCCAGATCCAGTGATTGTCGTTCCGGCTATGGCAGTGAACGTACCTGCGGCGGCGGTATTGGCCCCGATAATTCCATCAATGTTCGTTCCCACCAGTGTAGTGAAAGTTCCTGCGGCCGCTGTATTCGACCCAATGATCCCATCTAGGTCTGTGGCTGACAGGTTTCCTGTGCATATCACATTACCTGCGGAATTGAGCGTCATCCGCACCCCGCCCGACCCACTCACATCCATCGTATGGAATTCTATCGAGCCACCTGTTGCGTTTGCCGCCGGGGTGCCATCATCAACGACAAAATTCACCGACGCGGCAATCTGGGCGAAATCGGTTCCGTCATCCAACGTAGCATATATCGCCCCGATTTGGTCATCATCAGCAACGATAGCAAATGAGCCATCAAAAATTGCGGGGTCACGGGATTTGGCGAACGTCAGCACCGGACCCGACGAATCAGCAGAAAATCTACCCAATACCATCTGGCTATCGGCGGCGGCTGTTCCGAGCACCTGCACTTCGGGGACCACTCCACCTGCTGTCATCTGCGCCGTATGTCCAACGACCAATGCCTTACCGTCTCCAACATAAGCATCAACTGAAAACGCCGCCCCTGCCCCAGAGAGTGTCAAAACCTCTGCCTCAGACGCATTTACCACAGTCTTGAAGCTAAACTCGCCATCTTCAGACGATGCCGCATCGTCAAGACACATTACGTCAAGAGAAGCAAATACTGTCTGGTTAGCAGCATCATCGGGCATCTGAAAGTCAATGCCCACACCGGAACTGTTATCCGTCATAGTTCCCGATGCAGGGTCCCATCCAACGATAAAATTAGTTGCCACATTAGTAGCAGCAGCGCCAACATCCAGTATCTTTAGGGACCCGCAGACTACTGTTCCATCACCGCCTAGCGCAACGGCGGTTGTGCCATCAAGAATCTTTGCCAGAGAGTTTGGGTTAGCATCCACCTCCGAACCGAGAATGGCGTCACCTGACCCATCCTTAGTTGAGTTGTCTGTCATGCTAGATAATACAGGGGTGCCCATCTATAAACTCCTTAAGCTGCTATCCGCGAAGAAAGAACCTTCGCTTCAATGGTTATACCTTTGACTCTAAACCATCCCTGACCTTCAATAATTAATTGCATTCCCGTAGCGCGTCTGGAGGATGTAGGACGTATCTTTTGTCCAACAAGACCAAGACCACCCCAAGGCTCTACTGCCCAAGGCCCTTTGCCCCACCCTAAGCTACCTGCTGGAACGTATGAGTCCGTGTTTGCTTTTGCCGTTGGCAGTCCCTGACGCAACATAATCTGCTTCACTTCTACGTTATCCAAGTCTCTGTCAGCAGACACAAAGGCCCAGTTATACCGCTTCATCTTGTCCGGTGATCCTTCTACGTAGAACTTGCTCTGGAATCTTCTATCTATAGAAGACTCCGCCCACAAGACAGTATCCGTGTCGTGCATCTTATATACGTTTCCCGTAGTATCTCCCACCACTTGTATATAGGAAGACCCATTCTGACGCCAAATTCCACCACCCGTTAGGTTTTTTCTATTCATCTGTGTCCATCGTGCGGGCCTCCCGGCTCTAGCGCAATTACCAATAAGGGCTACTGACGGGATAGACGCATTCCCCGTAGGGAAGTGTGCGTAGTATTCTTTCCTGTTGAGATTGTAGATTCCGAACGATGTTGACATCGCTGCTTCGTTGCGTGCATTGAAGATCGGCTTAACTGATCTTGAGATGTCGATAGGGGCAAATCCCGCAGAATTGTCCGATGGGCCAATCGCCTCAATACCATGTTCTGACTGCCAAATAAGGACATTTGAGTCTCCTAGCTCACCTTCTTGAATTGAAGCGTGACTTACGCACCCATTTACCTGATTTAGATTCTTTAGATTATTTGGTCCCAGACTTCCGACATCTAGGGGGCCGATACGTATAATTGACCCCTTCTTGAAAATAAAAAGGCTGTTAGAAAAGGCTGCAAGCCCCGTTATTTCTCCATCATGACCCCTAGAGACTGCTAGTGATCCGCCTCCACTTGCAGTTGTCCAGTCTTCGCAGTCATTAGGAGCAGACCAGAACAGAGTATGCCCATCGACCATCCATAGCCTACCCTGCCAGCTTGTGGGAAATCTTCCATTACCCGGGGGTGATCCTCCAAGGCTTGTAGCGTCTGACCCGTTGAATTTAACGGGATCATCATTATCATCATCTGAACACATTATCAGGAGATTTGCCAGAGTCGTGGCACCGTAGAACATCGTTGCCGTCCATCTTTTGCCTGACCCAGTTGTGTTGCCTGATGCTCTAGCCCCAGATTCCGCAGACCAAGCATTTGTCCCTGCGTTATAAGCGTATATCTTGCCATCCTCAGACGTAGCTATTAGCGTGCCTTGATTATAATCAAATAATCCATTAACAGAACTACTGGAAAGGGCTGATCCGAGTTGAGTAGATCCATACATACCCTCAAGGTTATTGGAATCTCCAGAGTAGACCATATTCAAAGCATCATAGACCGACTTTTCAGGAAACTTAGGATCAATAGAGGGGGTGAGCCTCCAAATACCATCTGAATAGTCGAAATGTCGTTCCTGTGGCATATTAATGCCTCACACTTCCGCGTGTATCGAAATGGTTCTGTGAACGAGTCTCCATACCGTTAAATCTAGGACGCCTGTTTGTTTCAACAGACATTGAGTTGTCTGGTTGATTTGTTCTGTTCTCTCTCTGCATCAGGTCTTTGCTTTTTTTATCTTTGATGTTGGACCAATACTGAACACCATTTAAGTCTTCATCGTAGAACCTAGCCCTAGCACAGACACCAGCCTCTACAATATCATAAGCAAGTTTAGGAGCGTCCCCTCCAAAGATGGGGGTTCCAGCCCCAGTAACGTCTGCATACTCCTGTGTGTAGAAAAACTCCATCAGGTAGACAGATTTAGGATAAGGCCATAGGATATATAAGGGGTTATTGGAACTGTCTGTTCCACGTTCCGCAATCATCTGAGGCTTTCCAGATGTGTCTCTGTGCCTGTCACCACCAGATATGGACATTATCGTGTCGAAGTCTACTATATCCAGTGTAGAAGATCCGGTGCTGCCCTGCAAACCCCCAAGATACTGTCGGCCCTCTCCATACTGGATAATCATAATCTCATCAAGGTTGGCTGTTGAGATTGCGTATGAATCCTGAAAGAACGAGAATCCACTGGCAGCAGTTGTTGTTCCTATGTATTCTGACTCAAGTTCTACCGTATCAGGGCTAGAGGCCACGTCTATGGAAGACACTTTATAACTTGTGGTATCGGACTGCTTCCGAAAGAACATTGAGGTAGATACATCAGTGAAGTTGTTGGCATCTACTCCGTTATCGTCTGTAGATGTTACGGTAGCATCGCCATTTGTAACATTCACCTTACCCGTTTGTATTGAAGCTGTGGTTGTAAACGTAGACCGAGAAAGCCCCCACCTAAACCTATTTCGGGACATAATCTCTGTTACTTGATTGTTTACTTCTTCAAGTAATATCTGGTGAAGAATATTTATAACCGTGAGTTCTGTAATCTCCGGTTCCCCAATATCCTTTAACGCAGCGTTGATTATCTCAAGCCCTGTCTTAGCCATTAAGTATCCAAGATCGTTATGTAGTATCCTGTAATCTTCACAGGAATATCTGGGGGCAATTCATACTTGAATCGTTGTATTAGCATCAGTCAACACGATAATAGATCATAAGGGTAACTTCATCTGCCGATGCTGCGCTGGTCGTGGTGATAACCAAGTCTCCGGTTCCACCAGAACCTAGATAGTGCGCTCCATCACATCCGTATTCAGTAAAACAGGCTTTACCCCATGTAACACTACCGAGAGTAGAGGTCAAAATAAATTCATCGTCGGAACCGCCGTCATCGTCAAACTCCAACGTAAATTCAATACCTGCTGTACAAAGCCATTCTACCTTTAGGATGGCTAGGTTGTTCGTGTGACCTTCCGAAGCTGCTGACAAATCAATGACAGCAACATCGGTCATGTTATCCCCATTAGCCCAGACAGCATTCCACATTATGAAGCCCTGCTTGCCTATCTGGCGTTGTTGTGTTTTAGGCGTTGGTGCCGCCATATTATCTCCGTAGGGTTATTAACAGCAGGGGCTTTCGCCCCCACTGTTATTTTTTTGCCTTCTTTGCCTTTACAACTTTCAGTTTGGGTTCATTGAAAGCACTTTCGACATCATCCAGAGGGATGTCATGCCCAAGGCCAGTGACGAAGGCGTGAACATCTGCTGCTGTCCTATCATCCTTCTTTGCCTGAGAAACTGCTTGTCGCAGAGTATCGCGATCCACCTTGTCCCCCTCTTAGGCGATGTTCGGATTTGGAAGTTCAGAGATAGAACCATCAGCCGGGGCTGACACCTGTCCTGTAACCCCCGACAAACCCGTAACTGCCGTGGTAAAGTCGATAGAGTCTGCCAAAGCGTTCGCAGAAGCGTGAACGTCGAGGCACGGGCCTGAAGCCGCAGCAGCATATAAAACGCCATGACCTCCAGCACCAAAGGCGGAAACCTTGTTCCCCACCAGCAGGACACTCTGAGCCGTAGCTGCGACAAAGATACACGATGCTCCGGCTGCTGCTGCGCTGTTCATGATGATGCAGTCAAATATCTTGGTGTAATCTGCTGCTGCCGAGATGCCCGTGAGCATCGTGTTGCCACTCACGACATTATCATAAATTAGGCAGTTGGAGATGACGCAGTTCTCATTGGCATTGGTGATCGTGATGCCAATGTCATCCAGATCGTGCAAGCAACATCCCTCGATACGTCCGTTGATTGCTACCTGCGTGCCGTCACCTACGCGAATCGCGTTCGTCGTGGTAGCTGACCCCACCATGTCGATGAACAGATTGCGAAGAATAAAGTCCGGCGATGCCGTGCTGTCGGCGATGTCGATTAGGAATACATCTGCTGTGGTATTGTTATGGTCCAGCGTCAGATCCTCAACGATGACATTGGCAGCATCGACGGCGATCATCTCGACAGAGGCAGTGGCGCACGCTATAACGCTTGGGTTTCGGGTCTGTGGCCCTGTCGTAGTGTAACCCGTTAGAGTTACATCGTCAGTTGTTATCGTTAGGGCTGCTGTAATCGTGACAGACCCCGGCAAGACGGCAACCGTGTCGCCTCTACCAGCAACAGCCTTATTAAGACCAGCCTGAATTGTGGCAAGCGGTTCTGTCGGAGAAAGACCCCTGTTGGTATCGGAAGCGCCTTTGCCTTCATAGGCCGGAGTTCCCCCACCAACAAAGAACACCTGCCCCCCGGGCTTTTCCAGATTGATCCATTGTCCATGTCTTACATCTAGTTTTGCCATTGTTTTTCCTGTTGGAAGCGGGGGTTTGGCCTAAGCTACTCCCCCCTCTCTGTAATGTCCCCTATGCCCTCTAGGGGCCGAGGTTCCCTGCTTCAGATGATATTACGCACCGTCCGTGCCGTAAATACCACGCGGATCGCCCACACCACTCGACTGTCCGAACATACCGGAGAACTTAATGTCCTTGGTATCGAAGTCGTAGATGTGTTCAGTCCAGAACTCTTCACGGTTGTAAAGCTGGAGCATGTGGTCAGATTTGTCAGAAAGCACAAACCACGCATCTGCGTCTGTGAGGTAGTCCCACACAACGTGCGAAAGCCCCAAGCTGTTCACGGGGTTAATCGCGTTGGAGTCATTTTCGGGCTGGTGAGACGAGCCGAGAATAGTCCACGCATTAAATACGTTGTCCGCTGCTGTCAAGAGGGTTGTCGGCTTGATCTGAAGGCGCTTACCCCCACCGTCACGGAAGTCACGGAAGTTGATAAGGACCTGCTCAAGAGACGTTCTTGAAAGGTCAGCATCGGAACTGAGGCGATTCTGAATGACGCCCCCATCTTCACGGGTATGAGCCGTGTTGAAGACAGAGTTACCATCAGGTGTTGTCACCACACCGCTAAACCCATCATTGAAGACTTTAGCAAGCTGCGTCTCTTCTGTGGCGTAAGCCATACGTCCGAGTTCGGCAGCGTGTTTGTCCATCGACTGATACAGGTCATTGATGTACTGACGCCTTGTTACACGGAATCCCTTACTAAAGTCTTCATACGTATACGTCTGTAGGAAGCCCTCATTAAGCGATGTATAGTCAAGTGCTGCTCCCTCTGCCTTATTGTCGAAAAGTCCCGCACCACCCATCGTCAGAGTGTGCTCTTTTGATTGGTCGGACTCATAGACATTAAACAGTCCACGTCCTACAGGGTCCCGCTGGGTCCAGTGGTGGAATGCCACCATGTGGATACCGCGCAACGTAGTAGAATTAGGGAAAGCACTGGTTCTGGCGATTGATGATGCCATTACAGTCTCTCTTTCGGGTGATTATGCGACAGTATCTGCCACATCAGATTTAAAGATATGTTCGTTGATCATGCACAACCAGCTCTGGTTGTCTGCATTCGGTTCATTTGCGGAATCTTCGCTGAAGTCAGGGTTACGAATAGCCTGAAGAATGAAGAAACCAGCAGCCGCGTTATCGTCGAGCGTCCCAAAACCCAATTCGTGATTGGACTTGCCGTTAGAACCCGCGCCTGCAACGTGGTCAGCCATGTTGCCAACATTATCGACAGATACTGTGCCCCCCCCGTCATCCTGTGCCGAGAAAATCTGGTCGGGGTCACTATAGACCAAAACGGAACCTGCGGTTGATACGTCAAGACGATCATCCGTGGTGCCGATAAGGCCGATTGCTCCCGCTGCTGCCGGGGTAGCCCTTCCGTCTGCCTCCAAGTCAACAACGTCTCCGTTGAAAAAAGCTGTGGCGTTAGACGCATCCACGAAAAAACTTCTTGGGGGACAGATCGGGGCCTGTGCCGAAAATCCCTTATTGACATCTGGGTTAGCCATAAATTATTTCACCTCCTCAATAATAGAAATT